ATGATGAAACACTCGTCACTAAATATGTAGAGACGATCATCAGAAGAACTTTCGGCACCAAATATGCAATGAAACTCGCAAAACCGGTACCAAAGAATAATATTGTAATAAGGTAAATTCCAATTTGTCGAATAGAAAAGCGAAGCCTATGGCATCGCTTTTTTAGTGATTGCGGCCAAAATCTTTTGATAATGCAGAACATAGGATGCCCGTGAACGAGCGTCCGATGTTATCCTCGTAGAACTCCTTGATATTCATCACCGAAGCGTAATACTTTCGGCTGAACCACTTGCGGCACTGCCGCACTTTCGTTCTGCCGATGTCGCTGCTGTTGCTACGGGGGTGTCGCAAGCGCGACCCCGGCTGCGCCTCGGCAGAGGTGTGAGCAAGCTCCCTCTCTGCGCTCGACTTGCGCGGGGTTTCGCGCCCTGTGCCATAGTCCTGCCACAAGCCGTATTCAAGGAAGGCTTGTGAGAGCGACACCTCGAAGAAGCGTCCGTCGGCACGCATGGCGATGGCTTTGGGCGAAGCCAGCAAAGCCCCGGTGTCAATGACTCCCAACAATGTGATTTGCTCCTGCCAAATCTTGATCATTGTGTCATTGAAAGCGGTGACGAACTTCTCTCGCTCTTTCTGCGCCTGTTGCTCGGTGATGTTATTCCCATTCATCGGGGTTGAGTCTTAGGTCGGTGTAAACATCCACTGCGATTTGGAAGTAAGCGCAAGCGCACCCGCTGAAGAAATATCGGTCAATCTCGTTGAACGATATGCGCGGGTCGAGATAGATGCAGTGGTTCTCCAGTTTGGTTTTCTCCAGAATGAGCTTCGACATGAACTGCCTGAACACCTCACGCATGGTGTCCATGCAGGTGTTGCGTGCCCTCATGTCGTCAATCTTATGGCGCATCGCCATGAAGATTGTCTTCACTCGCCTTGTGCGAGGCGTGTTGTTCAACTCGGTGTAGCCGTTGGCGATGTCGCTCACGCAGATAAATGCCAGCGACTGCTGCATATTATCAAGTGCTTCCTCGAAGCCGTCCAATCCGCTGACCCGGCAGAAGGTGAAGCCTTCACTTTTTGCCAAGCGGTTGGTCGCGGTGAGATGTTCAAAAAAGGCGGTGGCATCCCACCTGCCCTGTGGGTAGTCATTGTTCATTTCGATGGGTATTTACGTTCAAGTTCCTCGTATTCCCTGGCTTGACAGTCGAGTTCCGTCAGGGCTCGCCAAGTGTCAAGCGAGAGGACTTCATTCTCCTTGGTGACATCGCCTTTTGTCAAAGCCCGGATTTGGGCGTTGACGGCGTTCTGAAGCTGCTCGTATTGGGATTGCTGCTGTTCAAACATATTGCCGTCATCACCGCTTGCGTTGCTGACAGGCTGGAAGAAATGTTTGAACACCTTCGCGAAAAAGGTTTTGAGCGAGGCAAACCAATAGAACACGCTTACGCGCTCGGCTTCATTGAGCCTGATGCGCTGCGTGCCGTAGAGGTGCGTCGCCAGTTCATCGAGCAGGTTGTCCTGCTTTGTGGCGAGATAGCCTTGATAGAGGTTATCGCAGACGATGAACGTCTCGAACGGCACGCCTTGAAACTGTGCGTCTATTGCACGGTGCGAGCCAATTTTAGCGAGTCTGACGGGCAATGTCGGCACGCTGTCGAGCCAGTCGAGCGCATGGGTGGCTCGTTCCACCTGCTCGGCTGCGAGCACAAAGTTCAAGCCGTCGTGCTTGCACGCCCAAACATTGCCGTAGCGGTGCAGGACTTTCAGCACTGCCCAGCGATGAAGGCAATAGGCTTTGACTTCGGTTGCGGTGAAGCCCTGCGCGAGCAAGGCGAAAACGTACCGAAGCTGTTTGTCCGTCAAATCTTCCCATCTTGTGGGAAGTTTGAGGTCGATGCTGACCGTCGTTTTAGAACCAGTAGCCATGATTCCTTTTTTTGTTCTCAAAAATGGGTGGCTCGAACAATTTGTATGTTCGCGAACTGCGGAACTCCGGGAACTGCTCATCATGCTTCCGCATGAAGTCCACGATGTCTCGCATCGACTGGATGTTGAGCGGGTTCCCCTGCAACGCACTGACGATTACAGAGCGCAGCCGCTCTATAATCTGTGTGTGGCATGAAGCGGTGAGCGAGAAATCCCACGACATGGAGAACACCTCCTCGCGGAGCACCACCAGTTGCTCCGGCGACACGAACTCCTCGGCGATTCGCTGCTCAAGGTCGATGCACTTTGAGCGCAAGCCCAGGTAGTTCGCCCAGCGGTGGTCATTGAAGCCGCATAGGTTCGCCAAGTCGATGTTCGGGAACAGCGTCGCGGTGAACCATTGGCGTGTGGTGCTTTGCCACCATTCCTCAATGCGGAACAGGTAGCCGATAAGCTGCTCGATGGAATTGTCTCGGCTCGTTTCGAGCGAGGCAATCAGCCGTGCCACGCGGTCACGGCTGGCAGGAGCCACGTTCTGATTGTTCACGATGCCGAAGCCGTTGGGCGTGAGCACAAGGTCGAGGCTTGGCACTGCACGCAGCATTGCTTCGTGCGTGACCACACAAACGGCGGTGAGGCGCACTGGTTCGCTCTCGTCGAGCGCGAGGAATGAGTCGGCGTAGCCGTCTCCGACGAACTGCGAGAACAGCCACCGCTCGGCGGTCTCGAGCCACGGCAGCACCTTGTCGTACAAGGGCGTTTCGCCCTGCGCCGTGGCGAACACATTGGGCATGTATCGCCGCAACTGCGCGTCATTGGTTATCAGTCTTGTTGCCATAGTTACAAATTGGGATTAATCTTTCCATATACTTTAAGTTTGTGGAACACATAGAAAATTGACTTGTTCAATTTGCCGGCGATTTGCCCGATAGTCCAGCCTTTGCCCCACAGGTCAAGGATGGGTTCTTTAACTCTTGGTCGATTCATTGTCGTTGGGATTGAGTGTTACACTTTTAGCATCCTGATGCTCGGAGAGCAGCGTGAGCTGGATGAACGGGACATCGACTTTGCATCCGCTCCACTCGTTGAAGCGGATGATCATCTGGTGGACGGTGAACAAAAGGTCGTGATACGGCTTTTGCAAGGCTTGGGCGATCGTGTATAGTTCACGTTTGTCCGAGCCGCTGTTATTGGTCTGCGACTTGCCGGGTACCGACCCGACAAGGTTGCTATGCACTCGCATAGTGAAGCAGAACATATTTACCGCCTCTTGGATGTCGGTGGACCAGTCGCCGCCCTCTTTGTTGTCGGAGTCAATCTTGTTGATGACGACTTCATGCTGAACCTCGCCAGTGGGAGCCACATAGAATGTGGAGAACCACACCTTGCCAGCGTTCTCAACGCCGGTGAGGAAGTCGAGGATCTGCTGCTTCTCACGGACGATGCGTTTCTGCTGCTCGCGTCGGTCTGTGATGCCCTCGCTCTTGAAGATGGAATCCCAATATTTGTTGGAGATTTCAATCTGGTACTTGATGGGAGCGTTGTTCTTGAGCTTGGCCTCTTTCGCCATGCCGATGAGCTGCTTGATGTTGTACCACTTGCCTCGGAACAGCGAGCCGTAGTAAGGGATGGGGTAATAAGTGCTGTCGGGTGTGGGTACACGTGTCAGCACGGCGAACTTGCGCGACTTGGTGCGTATGCGCTGCTTGCCGTCGTCGCCGGCAATCCTGCCCATGCGGATTGCGAGGTCGCGCCACGGCGAGTTGATGTCAAGCAATTCGATGACCTCAATTTCCTTGCGGCTGCTGATGGCACTTCGCCAGTTGGCGTACAAGACTTGGCGGATTGCGCCGTCTTTGTCCGCAGGGGAAAGTCGGCAATAGCAAGCCTCCTTGCGGAGCAAGCGCACAATCTTGGAGCCGTCGGCGTTGAGGATGATGACCGAGACGCAGAAGGCGAAGTGCTTGAAGTCCTGGCACACACCGAGGAAATAGGAAGGCAAGGCGTTGTCGAGCAGGAAGTCCTCGACCTGCTGCTTGACCGCCGGGCCGCACTCGTCGGTGTTGTATTCCAGTCCGCTGCCGTAGCAGACTTCGGCATTGAACATCTGGCATGTGGAGAGCGTTTCGTCGCTCTCGATGAGTTCAAGGATGTTGTAGGGCAAGGCGTTGTCGCCGCCCCACGGGACATAGGAAAGCGTGTCATCGACGATGACCGGCACGATGTCCGTGTCTTCCTTGAACACCTTGCCTGAGTCCACTTGGAACGCAGCACTCGCGTTCAAGTTGGGGATGGTTTCTACTGAATTGAAATTGAGTTCGTCCATTATACGATGGGAATTGAAATGATTAAACAAAGCAAAGTGAGGAACACTTCGAGTCCGTTGATCTCGAAGATGCAAACATCCCGCACTTGGCGGATCTGCCGGCTGTCGAGCAATTTCATCTGGCGTGTGCCTTGATAGAAATTATAGCGAAGCGGCACGCAGTTCCGCCACTCCTGGATTTCACCGCTTTTCGTCCACAGCTTGATGTCGACGGGGTCACCTGCTTTGAGCATCTTGCGCAGGGTGGTTATGTGGATTGACTGTGCCATATCAGTTATATGTGGGGTTGAAAGGAGCGGTGAATATTCTGTCGTGGTCGACCGAGAGGTAATCAGTAGGAAGATAGGTTCGCCTGTCTTGGTACTGGTAGGTGAACTTAACAGTGTTGAGCTCACCGTCCTCGTCGTGGATTTCGCAGGTGAAGTCGGTGATGAGGACAATCGGCATGTACTGCGGATTGTAGTTTCCGAAATCATCCTCCGAGAGGTCAGTGCGCTTGGTCGCCATGCGCACATCGTGGGAGTAGAACAGCTGCTCAATCCACCGGGCTTGCTCCATGGTAAGCCCAGCGGACTCGACCTCGTACTGCTTCTCGTTCTGCTGGTTGTAGAACGTGGAGAGCCGATGTGTGACGGCGATTGAGCGGTCAGACTTCGGCTTGTGCGTGGTGACTGCTTTCAGGTCGCAACGCTCAAAGACATTGAAGGCATTGCGGAAGTAGAGCGAGAGAGGCGGCTCGTGATCCTGCACATAGAATGTGAAGGCACGTTGCCCGGCATGCACGCTGTAGGCGTGCAGGGTGATGGCCTCGCGCGGTCTGCCCTGGGCAGGACTTTCGACAATGCCGGTGAGCATCTCGCAGGTCAGCTCCACCGTCTTGATGCGGTTGGAGCCGCTGACCCCGCAGTCCTCACGCAAGGTGTAGATGCGCGGTTCACCGCCATACACACTTGCCACCACCTGGTAGGTGATCTCTTCCTGGGCATTCGCTTCGATGAAGAAATGCAGGAACTCCGTAGCCTTTGGCGAGGTGAGTTTCGCCGCCATGGTGGTGAGGAAATTGTTCCGCAGGAACTCCCCGATGTCGCCTGTGAAGTGCTGCTCGAGGTAAAGCACTTGGAAGGTGGCGAGAATCTGGCTGCTGCCGCCAGTGACAGCCCGCAGCTGGAAATCCTCGATTGACGTGTTGCGGTCGCGCAGGTAATATTCGACTACCGAGCGCAGGTCATGTATCTTCACGCTGCGTCCGTATGGGAAATGCAGTGCCGAGAAAATGGTGTGGTCCCGGCAGTCGAGACACACCTCGACTTCGTTGTCATCACTTGTGGTGATCACGATGTCGGGAATTTGCGAGGAGAACATCAAGCTCTGCAATTCTGTTTCTAATGTTACTACCATAGTTGTTGCCTTGTTGGTTTCTTGATGCGAAATTACATAGCCGCCATAGGTCGGCAAAAGACAACAATTCGGGTCGTGGGTGTCCTTGCGTCTTGGGTGCCGGTCGTGGGGGAAAATCAGTTCCGCCACAAAAGAGAAGCCGCCTTGTGGGCGGCTCTCTCTTAACGTGGTGGGCGGTGCTATTCTTCTTCCCAATCATTGCATGAATTTTGTTCGCTCACATCTTCATCGTGCTTGGTGCAATACCACAAGTGCCAGCCACAAGCGCATGAGAATTTGCAATAATAGCAAATGTGCTCAACCTGCTTTTTTACTCTCTTATTCATTTTACTGCTTGTTAAGATAGTTAGTAATCTCGGTAATAATTCTCTCATAGTCATCGCCTTCGTGGATTTGCCACATTTCACACTTCTCTCTTGTGCTCTTGTTGTGTGCAAAGATTGTCCACCACTGGCGGCCTTCATAGTTCGTGCAGTCAATGCTCAAACTTCTCTCTGTGCAGATATTAAAAACTGCGTCCTGAATTTTGCGGATTGTCGAAATCGCTTTTTTCAATTCTCTTTTCATAGTGCTTGGTATTGTGGTGGGCGGCTTGTGAGGCTCGCCCACCTTGTTAAACTTCTAATTACTTGCTCTCTTTCTTGGCGCTCTTGCGTGTGGCTTTCTTCTTGGGTGCGCTCTCGGTGAACTTCAGCGGCTCATCGCAAATGGCGACTCTCTTACCTGCTCTCACCAACTTGGGCAGCCATGTGTCGAGCTCGGCGGCAGGAAAAGCGGCTTGCTGGGCGGTGATGTCCTTTGCGCTTCTGCGAGTGAGCGTAACACCGCAAACCTCGCTCAAAATCTTTGCGTCATCAGCAAAGGAAACGTAAAACTCACCCAAACGGAAAAGCAAAACTGCGTCCGTGTGACGTGCTTTCATGCTCTCAAACTCCTTTGCGAGTGCGCTCGGCTCTGCGGCTTGCTCGGCTTGGGGTGCGCTCTCCTGCGCTGCGCTCGGCTCGGCTTGTGCCTTGCTTGCGCTCACGTCCGCCATGAGCTTGTTATAGACGGCCTTCGGGATTATCGCACCGGTGCGCTTGCGCAACATGAAGGCATAACGCAAAGCCTTATAAGGCAGTGCAAAGTAAAACTCACTCTCGGCGACCTTTGCGCCATTCTCGTGCTGGTACACGTGCCACATTTGGGCACCGCTTTTAACCTCTCGCTTGCTTGCTAAAATCAAATTTGCCATAATTGTAAAATTTAGGGATTTATGAATGATGTTAAATAACTCTCTTATTGCTCGCTATAGACATTGCAGTAACTGACCTGCACACCTGCCGACATTGCCATGTCTGCGGCTTGCTCGCTTGCCTCGCTTGCGCTCACGGCCTCGACCTCGAAAGTGTGAATTTCATTCTCGAAGTCAATCACATCGACCACATAATTATTGTATGCGGTAGAGCGGAAACCTTTTTTACTAACTCCGCTTGCAGCTGTGTCAGGAGTGCTGAAGAACGATGTGTTAAATGATGCTGTCATAATCTTTGAAATTTTTAAGAGGTGAATATTGTCTACGTATGTCGCGTATAACCTTTTTACGGTGCGTAACAAAGTGAGGCAGGGAAGTGAGCGACCGCAAGGCTTGCCAGAAAAATTTCTATCGCTTGCGGCTCGAAAAATTATGGGCGCAGAACTGAATTTTTTAGAAAATTTTCAAAAGGCAACTCGACATGGGCCTTGCAGTGGAACGGCTGCCCTTAACTTTGCACTGGAAAAAGTTATACATCAGCGGCAGGAGTAATGACAATGATAACCTCTTGGGAATTGATTATGGCAGCTCACACATCGTGGCACTCCAGCGAAGCAGCGAGCGGAGAAAAACAATGCAAGGAGAAGAACGGCACCAGCCGTTTCCTCTCCTTACCATGAAAGAAAACCACCGCCTCACAGCGGTTGGTATGCGACAAAAAAGCCCCGGATCGCATTAGCGTTCCGAGGCTTATCGAGATTATTCTTCGTATATTTCTTGAAGGTCGGAGTAGAAATTTATGAGCGACTTTTGCAGATCAATGCCGCCGTCATATTCATTGATGGGGATTTCAAACGAGCGGAGCTGCTGTATGCACTCCGAGAGGAAATCAGGTGGCGATGTATGGAAAGATGCCATCCAATAACCATTGATGCCTCGGGCCGAAAGTTCGGTAGGACTTCCGTAGCCCAGTTTTTCCCAGAGGAAAAACATCGGGGCTTTCAATGGCTCAACCTTGTCGGCTATGGGTTGCTGAATGTGCTTCGGCATCCCTTTAACCGACAAGATTTTGTCTTGTAACTTGCACAGCGAGTTTACAAGCAAAATGAGCTGCTGTTTACTCGGCATGTCGTCCATCAAATTAATTATCTCGTTTGTTGTTGCATTTTCAGTTAGAATTTTGTGAAATAATGGTCGATACTATTCATGAATGGAGTAACGTTTGTTGCATAACCCCAGTCATTTCTATGAGTATAACTTACACAGAGGCGCTTTTTCGCCCTTGACAATGCAACATAGAATTTACGTGCATCTTCCATTCTGTCTTGCCTTGCTTTTGCCTTTTCTTCTTCTGTTGCATTATAGTTCCTCGGGTCAAGTATTCTATTCACTGTAAAAAACGGATATACGCCATCGTTCGCACCCAAAACAACGACATTCTCAAATTCCAGACCTTTTCCTTTATAAACTGTCATAATGAAGATGCGTTCGTTAATAATGTCTTGGGAGTTAACTAAATCACCCTCATTGATACTTGAAGTAATGTCCGTGATATGTTTGCTGATTTGGTCAAAAACCGACTCTTGGACTTCCATATTTATCCATTCACTTTGAACATATTGCAGGAAGATATTGAACTTGTTGCCCAAATCTTCAATCATGCCCATTGATAGCATATCATCATAGACCGATTTCAAATCATCGGCGATTGTACGGTAAATTGCATTTACCGGCTGGTATAAATGAGCCTGCAAATTCTCGATAATGGGGATTAGCGGCCTCATTTTATTGATGATGTTTTGGGTCTTCTGCCGAGCATACCATGTCTGCTGAGCAGAAATAATATGCTGTGATTTCTTTAAGCAATAATCAACGAGAGCCTTTGTTGCAGCAATATCTTCATCTGCAAGATGTGAGTTTTTGCCTTCAAGATGAAGTTCCTTAAGCAAAAACTCCAATTTGTACATTCGTAGATTGGGTTCCACACATTTGATAAGACGTAGTGAATCGAAAATATCGAATGTGACTTGCTCATGGAGATAACGTTCCACGTTACTTTGCAATATACGATAATCGTAGTTCACATTATGACCTAATATTGGACAATCTCCGATATAGTCAAGGAACATTCTTAGACCTTTTTCTTTGCTAAGATGCTCATTGCTGGCATAAGCCTCAATGAGAGGGTTATCTTTATCACCAAGTCTTAGAGGGATTTCTCGGTCGGTATGAATGAAGATATTAAAATCTGAACCTGGAACTCTTTGTCCTTTGTTTACCTTGAAAGCGGCTATTTGAACAATGTCATCCTCAAGCACATTGAGGCCTGTGGTTTCTGTGTCGAAGAACACAAACTCTCTTGATAAATATTCTCTATTAAATCGTGCAATGTACGATTCTTCTTCAAGCAAATCCGATGGAATCATCATAATTTGCTTCATGTCGTTTATATACTCTCTTGCATCGGCACCGCTACGAGTAGCCCCGATGCCATATAATAAACGTGCCCAAGCAAGGAAATTAAACTCGTTGGCATTGACGCAAAATAGCGACGACAATGTTTTGTAAGATTTCGTTTTGAACATATCTGTTCCCGAAATCTTAAAATGAGATATGTTTTCATTTGTCAGTCGGTCACTAATTCTATCTGCGGCATCGTTTGTTGGTACAAGAATAGCAACTCTTTCATCGTCAAACTTCAGATAGTAATCTATCATAGCTTTGACACGTGCATCTTCTTTTTCTGTGTCTTCATTGCCTGTCAGACTGAGATCATATTTCTCTTTTGTCTCATGTCTCATCGGATTGGGCAACAATTCTGGATCTACTCCTAATTCTGCTTGGGCATAAGTATTGAAAACCTCCAATAAATAATCAGGAGAGCGGTAATTGTTACCTAATGAGAGAATGTTTCCTCTGCACTTCCTTTTGAGCAGTTCGAGTTGCCCAAGTTTTGCTCCCAGGAATGAAAAAATTGCTTGTTGCTCATCGCCAAGATACATTACAGTGAAATCTCCACTTTTATCAAGCAACTCATCAATGATTGCTGTTTGCAATGCATTTAGGTCTTGAACCTCATCAACTTGAATCCAGTTGTATTTTTTATATTCGTTTTCAGTGTCGTGTAGCAGCCCATTATAAGCATATATTAGAATGTCAGAAAAGCTGATAATGTTTCTCTCTTTTTTATAGTCACGATACATTAATGTGTATTTAACAATCTTGTAAAATACATCATCAATGTCTGGGATATTGTTTGCATCAAAATTCGCAGAATTTGCGATGTCGTAGTATTGTTGGAATTCAGATTTGGGCAAATAAATTGAGTGCTCAGGATGGCCAAGAATCATTTGCGAAAGGAAACCATCAATATTATCGACCAAATTGATAAAGTCTTTATTGACTGTGACTCTATTTGTGCGTTTATTTATCTTCGTAAAGAAGTCAGAATCATACTGAATAAGAATATCTGCCATATCGTTTTCATCAACAATGGCGGAGTTTTCTGGAATGATTGAATAATTGTAGATGAGTTGTGAGCAATATCGATGAACATTACCAACAAATATATTATTTGCATCCTCGCCAATTTTCTGACGAACACGTTCTTTCATTCCTCTAGAAGCACGGTTGGTGAAAGTGAGACATAGCATGTCTTCAAAGTTCACTCCATTTTCTCGTGCTTTCAAAATCCTTTCGGAAAGGATGTCGGTTTTTCCACATCCCGGTGGGGCTAAAACCAAGTAGTAGCCGCCTTGTGCGTTTATCGCTTTTAATTGTTCGTCATCGTAGGTTTTCATTATTGTATAGAAGCTGCAAGTCGAAGTCCGACTAATTTGTTTTTATAATTGGGATTCATGTTATAGCGTTTGGAAACTCGACATCCCATAGGTTTGTCGTTCCAGCTTCCACCGCGATAGACCTTGTTCATCCCGGAACTTGGTCCTTGTGGGTTGTGTCTTGATGATGTGTTTGCATAAGAATTGAAGTACCAATCATTACACCATTCAGAAATGTTTCCGCTCATATCATACAAGCCAAGATTGTTCGGTAATTTACTCCTCACCTCATGACTTTGGTTGTCGCTATTTGATTTGTACCATACATAATCATTAAGCGTTGCATCATCAGTTCCTGAGAATTTTGTGTGCGTTGCTTTTGAGCCACCTCGCGCAGCGTACTCCCATTCAGCTTCGGTTGGTAAACGGAACTTAAAACCGGTCATTGAATTGAGATTTTCAATGAAAGTTTGACACTCTTCCCATGACACTCTTTCAACTGGCAAGTTGTCTCCTTGATGTTGGCTTGGGTTGTCACCCATCACAGTTTTCCAAATTTTTTGCGTGACAGGCACTTCGCAGAGATAGAAGTCGTCAAGCGAAACTTCGATTGACGGTTTCTCATCATAAGCGGCGAAGATTCCCTGCTCTGGCGTTCCACCCATATCAAAAGTACCCCCTTTAACGGCAATCATTACTATTTGCTCTCCTACGATTGGAATGGTACGAACTAAAGTCGAAGCTTTAAGTTGTTCTTCTTTTAAGTCTTCAGGCGGCAATTCAACCCATGCCAAGCCATAGCAGATGCTGTCAAGAACATAATTCACATGAATCTCGTTGAAGCCATGAGCTTGAATCAGGTCCAAGCCAAAACTTTTCAGTTTAAGCAGTTTATCGGGAGCATCATCAACGTTTAATTGGAAAACTTGTTCTCCATATCCTGCTTTAAGAAACTCGCGTAATATAGTTTTGGCGGGCTTTACCTCGAAAGCACGATAATCAGCAAGAAAGTTGATGAACTTCTCCGTCTTGATTTGCTCATAGCCAAATCGGCCAAGAGCATCTGATATGGCTTCGTATAATTTCATTATTAGGTTATTCTATATCAGGCAAATCATCATCAGTGCCGAAGAATCCATTCGCGATTGGTAAAACATCTTTTTTTGAGATGCCGACTCTTTTGCCATCTAATGGAGTCATAACCATAGAAGCAAATATTCCGACAGCAGAATTCGCACCTGTTCCTATAACAATATCTCGAGCTGTTTTTGCAAATGTATGAATTGTGGATTCATCGCCCATGTGATAAGGGAAAATCAAATCCTTTCCACGAAGCATTGCAACATTAAAGCCCACTTGACTGCCATTTAATGTTACTGCGGATTGCTCTTGGTCAAACATTTTCATAAAATAATTCGAGAGGTAGTAATTATGCTTTCTGAAAATAGGTGGGGCTAGCCAAGCAGTATTGACCACGCAGGGTCGACGCAGATAATTAATCAAGTCTTTTTGTGAGTCAATAGCTTCTCCGAGACTCATTCCCATAAACACTCCTAAGAGTTCACAATAATAATGATGTTTATCGTTTTGTTTTTTCTTTTCTTCAGTCATCTTGTGTGCATTTTCAGGATAATAGGCAGTTAATGACCACCATCTAAATCCATCACACATGCCTGACAACGAGAATGTGTCTATCGCATCATTAATAACGCTCTTTTGATTTCGAACGTCCATAGGCATAGAATTAGATTCCCAAAAGTCCGCAGGTCTATGGCAATCTTTTACATAGTCTTCGTAGAAACCATCATTTAATCTATTGATTTCCGACGAAGAAACAACAAAATCGCTTTTATCAAAACCCAGTTCGTCTGCAGGAATTAGTTGTCCTCCATTCGCAAGGAATTCGCCTATTTCATCTTCTAAATCTTTTTTCATATTCATAGTTGTTTTTATTGTTTACTATATTTTAAAGTTTTTGTATGCCATTCGTTCTGAATAGTTTTCTAAAGATTAATAAACATAGGGGGGCTAAAGGAGCGGACTCTAAATTCTTCAGATATTTTGCCTTCTTTACCATCAAGTGTTGGAACAATTCTAGTCGCGAAGATACCTACAACTGTATTGGCTCCTGTGTCTGCTATCTTTTTGGCAAATTTTCCAAAAACTTCTAGTGTCTTATTAGTGGCATAAATGAATGGTAAAATTATATCTTTTCCTAAATAAGTTTCTTTATTCAAAGTAATCATGCCATTGTTATTAGTAAATACATTTTTTTGAGGAAACATTTCTATATCCAGGAAGTGTCTTAGATGAGTTTCCATTTCCATTATTTCCCAATCGATGTCGTTAAATATTTCATGAGTGTTAGCGACGAAAGGATTACGAAAATAATTAACCAAACTACGTTCTTCATTAATTGCTTTTGACAAACATTCTCCTGGGGAAACCATGAAATCATCTGCCATTGTCATATTATGGTGCTTGTTGAATTGTTCTTTTTCGCTTGACATTTTATGAATATTTTTGTCGAAAAACAACGACACAGCATACCAGTTGTAAAAGCCGACTCGCCCCCTACATGCAAAGCCGTTTTTTCCAGTCATATCTTTATGGTCTTCAAATGACTGTATGGGGTTTAATGAATCTTTAAAGTGGCATGAGTCTTTGTACATTTCATACATTTGTGTATAAAAATCTCCAGCATTGACAACAAAATCGCTGTCATCATAACCCAGCTCGCTTGCAGGAATTAGTTCTCCTCCATTCGCTAAGTATTCGCCTAACTCTTTTTCAAAATCTTGATTGTTCATAATTTTGTATTATTGTTTAATAAGTTCGAAATTCCATTTATAACCGGCACTATTAAAAGCATTTCCGGTTAGTTTTCCTCTTTCAAGAGATGCTGAATAAGTAATAAACCCATTAGCTGTAGTGAAGGTGAGATTGTCGCCTTCAATATTCCATGTACCATCGTCATATAAAGAAGACTTGAGAACACCGTTTGGTAAAAACTCAATATTGTTATCCTCTAAATCATCAATATTATTTTTGATAGTCCATCTGCCATCTGTGAGGTTTGCTTTAGTTATTCCATCTCCTCTAAGTTTTGCATGCCATGGCCATTTACGAAAATCTAAGAAGTTTCGAGCCATACCATGAATGATATTGTTCTCTATTGAACCGCAATACTCCACAAATCCCTCTAAAAATATTATAATTGAATTGTTAGAAGGACATTTCCATTGATATTTTGTCCCAGATGATGCCAAAGCAGTACCATCCCTTTTAATCGTTAGGGTCATGCATTTCCCTTCTTTATAAAAAAAGTCCCATAATCCGATAACACTGTTTGAAAGTGGTTCGATTTCAGAATTAGGCTGTTGGATATTATGAATAATTCCAATGCCATAAGCGATAGAATCTACAGAGTATCTAACTAAATCTAAAGACAAGCCTAATCTTTGAGAAGCTTTTAAAGAAATGTCATCTAATGTAAAACGAATCGCTTGCTCACTCAATCCTTGTTCGTTGAGTGAGTGAATCTCTTGATTGTAATTCCTCTCAAATAGAAGCTTTAAAACAGATTTATAAGCAATGTGATCAGAAAAAATGTGGAGGTCGTCTAAGATGTTAATTAGACGATTTGTGAGAATAACCTCAAGACCATGGTCTACTACCACATTTTGAATAGCTATGTGAAGATTCATATTATGTAATTAGAGGTTATTAATCTGCGAGAGCAAATTCATCAGAAACCATGGGTCAAAGCCTTGCAGGGTCATGCGTTTCTGATTTGTTCCGTCTTTATGGACTTCAACACCGTCAGAGTATGGTGTCAGTCCGATGATTTTGCTGAATGGAATTTTAGTGCTTTTTGATGCCGAGTAGAATATCAGGTTCTTGTTCGTAATGAACAATGAACCTTGCCCTTGAAGCTCCATTGAGCTATGCTCGACGGGGTGACCTTTCATTCTGCCAGTCCGATAATACACACCTTTCATTATTCGGAAGCTGAATCCGCCACTGCGGCCGACCCATTCTTTCGTGATCTTCTCTTGATAGAAGTTCACGCCATTGTAAATCCAAAGAATGGTTTCGTTACGTCCGAGAATGATTGGAGCAGAGAGATTGGTGTGTGGAACAACTCCACGCTGAATGCTTTTGATTATGGCAACTTGCCCAATCTTGCTGATTTCGCTATCTTGATACTGCGAAGGCAGGTTGTTCAGCGGCAGAGCAAGCGTATTGACATAATCATCGATTTTCTGTTGCTCGGCGTTGCTAATCATGCCGTTATTAAGGAAATTGGTCACGGCACGATTGAGGACATAAAGATATGCGTCCTCAATGTTGTCTTGCGACATTGGGAATCTAGCTAAGACCTTATGGCAACGCGACTGGGCAACAGGTAGGGTGAGTTGGTCGGTGAAGTATTCCACCATAAAACCTTTCATAAGTTTTTTGGTGAACTCGTCAACCGCTCCATTTGCATTCACTTGATTGTACGGTACACCGATTGCGTTCAAAAGGTCGTCCATCAAGTGCATTTGTCTTGGTGAGAATGGGCGACGAATACTTGCAGTATATTGTCGGATCTCTGCATCCGTTAGGTTGCAGATGTCCTCGTCGGACAAGAAGTAGTTTGCCTTTAACCTGGCTCGTGCGTTTTGAATATCAGTGGCAGATGCTCTGCCTTGAAAGTAAGACTTCAAGACTGCAGCGAAGTCGTTTAAAGCAATGTTGTGCTTGTCCTCACACTCCTTGTGGGAGTGAGAGAAAAAGCCAGCACTTTTACTACAATACTTACAAGTACCCATATGCTAATAAGGTGTCATTTTTTTGATTTTTTCTTTTTTTTCTCTTTGTGTATGTGGATTTTAAGAAACTCTTTCTTTTCTCTCCTCAGTGAATCTATACGCTTCTTTATTTTTTCAAGATTCTCATCAAAACGAGTTCTATCCTTTTGAGCATATTGCAATTCAATGCGTTGCGATGTTTCCAATAAATCCTGATTGCCGAAATTATATATTTTTTCATCAAGAGCCTTTAGCTTATCATGAATAAGAGATTCATTTTCCAGCAGTTTGTTCTCCTGAAAATCAGTTAATAAAATAAAAACATCAATGAGGCAACTATCATCAAGAATTACAGCAACCGACATATCATCTTTGCTGCCTAATTTACTAATTTGAGGCAAATCATTTTTAAGGGCATTTTCCGTTTTATCTTTTGCCCTGAAAAAGTTCATGTGATTACTGAATTTCTTCTTATTCCGATTGTTCCCTTTAGATCTGCTATAAAGATTAATAATATACAATTTGAATACTTCTATATAGAAATTATATAGATTGTCTCCATCTCCGTATGAATCATCAAGCCCATCAGAACCAAGAAAAACTGCAAGTGGGAAATGTCCGTCACCTTGATAGCAATAACGGAACCGTTCAATAGCATTTGAATCACACATTGATGTGGTTTTGTTCAAGAAGCAACGCTCATCCCAGGGAATGGGTTGCGAACACACTAGTTTGCCATCGATGTTGTCAAGTGCCACAAACTTTCCGTCGCCAATGTGGAAAGCGAACCAAAAATCTTTGGTTTGCACGTATGCCATTAGGGTGCAGCCATATGTTTTTTCAAACGTTGCATCAGGGTCTTGACGCTTGTTGTTGAACTCATCAAGGTATTGTTGCTCCACATGAGCAATCTCCCATTCGTTCAACTCGTTATTAGCAGCGTCAAGAGCGATTTCCTTATTCCATTCACTGATGATAGACGAGAATAGCCACATAAGGGCTTTGTGCTCAGCTTTGTCAGAATGTTCTGGAGATGAGCTGTCGGCATTGTAATCAGTGAACGGCTCACCAACAAAAAGCAAGTCTTGTTTCTCGCGAGCATCTAAAGATTCTCGCAAATTAGCTAAGAATTCCTTAACAGCCTTTTTGGTAACATTAACAGCGACTTCTGAGCCAATATGACTACGAAAATACCGTTCCCCTCCATGACCATCAGAAACGATTGCTATGGAGAGGTCCGGTGAACTTTCGGCATAAGCGCAGTCTTGGCAAGGTTTATCCGACGACTTATGACTTTCCCCTTGACAATAATGAAAAAAACTTTTCATATTTCAAGTAGTTTCAATACTATTACCAGTCGTCATCAGAATCATCATTTACTCCTTTGACATCTGTTGTTGCTTTTTGCAATGCATCTTCGACTTGTTGCTGTTTAGACTTGTCAGCAGACGTTGTGCTAGTACTTCCTATTTGTGAAGAAGTGATAGCAACTACCTTAATCATAGCCTTTAAAGCATCAATGTTATGAACGGTTATAACAGATTCGAATGAGCCTGTAAAATCTTTTAGAACATTCTTATCGGCATCGTCACCAATAGCGATTGCAATCTTAATTGCATTGATGTACCACTTGTTTTGCTTTAGTTTAGCAAGACCTGCTTCAAAGTTGTCGGTTGGTCCTCCATCAGAGAGCAGTATAATGACTGGATTGTAGTAACCTGTTGATGAAGTTAAAAAGCCTGTCTTACGGGACAGTTTAGAGTATAGTTCTGAACACGCCTCACCTAGTGATGTTAAACCTTCGGCTTCCACTTGTTGCCAAATGAACTCTTTGGCATCTTTCGGCTCGTCGTAGAGCCAATGAGTGCCAGTAGAGAACTCAAGAGCAGCGACGTTGATTTCTGCGTCAGGGTTCTCGTCTGATATTTCACCAATCATTGGCAACACGTTCTCTATAGCGTCATTGACGCTACCAATCTTACTGCCGGACATACTGCCCGATTTGTCAATCAAGAAGAATAACACCATTTTTCTTCTTGGAGGTCTTTCGTTATCTAATAAACCCATGATGAAGATATTTAAAAGTTAATATTAAATTAGTTCGCTCTTATGAGTTGATTTATTTGTGGCAATAATGCTCACTTTCAGCCCTGCTTTTACAGGGAATGAGCCGTTAGGCTCAATGGCGCGCAACTTACCTTTTGTAGTTTCCACAGTCCACCTATTTGAAGTAAGGTTGCGCAGCTGAACTGGGTACTTGTCACCCGGCACGGACACAACTTCAATGTCTGGGTTGTTATCTAAATCGACATAGATTCTAGACCCAGGAGTAAGCATGACGTCACGATTCGGAAATCTAAGTATGCCTGCGACAGTTATGGGCTTGCCACAACACATACATTTACTGGTAGGATCGTTTGCAAAGGTCTCATCACCACAGCTTGGGCACCGCAACAAAGCGTCTCGTGATTGCTGAATAATGCGCAGCCAATCAGCTTCTATGATACGGATTTTCGGATTCTTAAAGCATTCTTCGCTGAAATCTTTGATAAAAGCATCACGCAAGGTTTTGGGATAAATGGGCCAGCGACGAATCACATTCTTGTGCACGCCTCTAACTGGTCGATTATCAGGTTTAGTGGGGTCATAGATGAAGATGGGTTCTTCACCATAAAATTTTCTTTCGTTTTTTTCAGTCATACAGGGGCAACTTAAAACTTTAGCGCCCTCTAATGGGTGATTACCAAAGAAAATCATAAACAAGACTATAGCAAGTGAATATCGATCGCTTGCCTTGTTTGGTAGAGATTTTCCGCAAACAATTTCGGGTGCCATATATCGAGCCTTACCTAAAATACCCGAATTGTCACCTTCAGGGAATACGTTGTCGTTATCGCAGATAAGAACATCGCCAGTTTCGGGGTTAATGAAGAAGTTACCGTCATTCAAGTCTTGGTAACTATATCCAAAAAGATGCAAATCCTTGAATCCTTGACATATTTTCATGGCTGCGTTAGTCATAGCCTCAAAACTTTTGAACTGAACATGCGCCAATATAAACTGTCCAAACTCATAATAGCCTTCTTTACGAATTTGCATAATATATCCGTAAGACCCTTTCTGCCTTTCGGTTAGAAACTCTGGCCACAAAAAAGCATCAGATGGTGCACCTTTTGAAATATTCTCCTGCAGGTTCTTGTAGAACTTGTTGTTGGGTGGATTAATGTACCATTTAAGTGCCATCTTAATTCCAGCAACTTCAACAAGGTAAACTATACCTTGTCCTCCTCGACCAAGTTCTTTAATAACTCTCGCTTGAGAGCCATTGGTCAAACTGATTAAATCGTTAGCTTTAAGTTCTGTCATATTTCAGCGTATTTAATATATCAACGTATATATTATTATATGTATTATATTTCGAAAGGTAACCATTTCAAAATTTAGAATCCTCCGCCACTTAGGTCAACTTCTTTTTGTTGTCGAAGTGAGCTGGAGTTACCGCAATTCGGGCAAGTTACATATTCCTGCTCATGGTAACAAACCACTTTGCCACACCGCCCACAGATATAGAAACTTTTTGAACCGCAATGTGGGCAGCCGTTAAAGTCGGGAGCATACATCACGCCGCCGCGAGTATGAGATTTGTCATAGCCCTCGCGAGCACCTTGCCCAGGCTTGATTTTGAAGGCCCAGTGAAAGACACAATAGCCCTCTTTCGGGTCGACGGTGATTCCGAAAGGTTTCTTTGTTTCTTCGCACATTGCCATTATAGCAAAGGCTTTTTCGCTAAGTTTTGCCATAAACAAATCAGCTATTTGCGGTTCTCAGATAAGCCACCATAAAGTCTTTGCATTTGCGTCGTTCTTGGCGCATTGCCTCAACTGAATAAGGGCTATATTTCTCAAAGATGTCGAGACCACGGCCTAGAGTAATAGTCCAACCGGTATCAGTTTTGATGCAACGGTCGTGGAACTCTTTAAATGTATATGCAAATTCTATGCCATAGCCAACGAGGTCGTCTTTCACATCATCGAGGCGGTCGATAAGTTCTGGAATCTTTTCATCGACCTCACTGGTTACTAGATTGATTTTCAGCCCCTCAACATTTCGTGTTTCAATCAGCATAGTGACAAATTCCACTAAATTTTTCACTTGCCACGAAGTGCGGATGTAGGGGTCTTCAATCGTGATTTCGTTGGCGGTTTCCAGATATTGAGCAAACAGAGACTTGTAGGAAACGCCAGTTTGCCCAAGTCGGAAGTTGAGATTTTGCTCACGCAGCACTTGAATGCGAGGACGCGGAGTGCGAGGCACAGCAGCACCGCCGTTGTCATCGCTTGGTTTGTCAGAGTCCTCGGGCTCATCGGTGGCCTCATCAGGTGTGGTAATCGGCATGATTAGCGCATTGCTCACCGTTTCGAGAGTCTGCACATTTATTTCCATTCCGTTTGCGAGAATGGTATAGACGAACTTTGCAGGTTCAGCCTTGAAAGTTTCGTCGATGATGTAGAGCTGGTCTTTCACTCGCTTGCGGCTCTCGGCAGCAAAGTCGATGAGCTCCAGTATCTCCTCGTTAGAGGCGTTGCCATCGGGATAGAGCAACTTCATCATTCCAGAGAATGTCTTGCGAATAGCAAGGTGGTCACGCTCGGAGAGCGAGCCATCGAACTGTACATAGTCTTTCAGTTTGCCTGTAAGGTCGATGTTACGAAGTTCGTGCAGGATTGCAGCGATATAGTCTGTAATCAAGCCGTAGCCTTTCGAGAAGCTGTTCTTCTTCAACATCTTTATCTCCCATCCTGGGTTGTAAAGATGTATGCGGTCGAGGAACGCACCTTTTATAAATGAAGTGGGAATGGACTCAAAGAGGTGTGTATTCTTTAGCATATAAGGCACGGTATGCTTGGTGTTGCCCACAAACACCATCGATGCCGAAGCCTCGTGAGTTCCTTTACCACGGTTGAACGACTTGTTGGCGAGGTAGTTTTGCATGGTGTCGATAAGCACTGCATCGACATTGCGGCCTTTCTGCTGCTCAAACTCATCCCATGCGACCACATCCCAATAGCCAACAAGACCAAGTTCTTCACGCTTACCGCTCATGCGCACGAACAGGCGTGGCGAGGTCACATCGCCACCGCTGACAAGCACACCATAAGGAGACAATTCTTGGAACACATGGCTCTTGCCAGTGCCTTTCGGGCCAAGTTCCATGAAGTTGAAATTGTTCTCGATGTGCGGTAAGAGCCTTGCGAGCGTGATGAACTTCTCACGGCGGTTCAAAGCCTCGGGGTTTAAGCCGACAGTGTGAGTAAGGAAGTCAAGCCATTCATCGGTGCTGAATTTTTTACGCTGGTCGATGTAATCGTTGAGATCGACATTGGAAATTTGAATGGGCTTCAAGTCCTGAATTTCCCATCGCACTTTCACATCCTCACCGGAAATATAGCCGATGGTGACGATGCACCAAACGCCATTGCCCGACAAAAGTTTGGGGTTCTTCTTTACATATTCTGTGCCGATAGGAACATTCATCAAGCCGAGGTTGGCGAATGTCGCTTGGTATTCATCGGCTTTCTCGTTGAGTACCGCAGTCACCTTATCTATGATACGGTGTCGCCCAGCCTCGCGGATGCGTCCTTTGACGGTTTCCGACTCGGCACGATGCACATAGTTGTTCTGAATGATTTGCTTGACTTTCTCCAAGCCTTCAGAAATAATCTGCTCGTCGTCGCTTGCGCAGTATTGGCCGAGCAGGTACTCTAGCACATAGGTGGGCACAGGCAGACCGCCTTTCACGAGAAAGGCAAGGTCTTTGCGTACCACTTTGCCGCTAAATGCATTCAGTATTTTACTCTGTAAGTCAGTCATAGAAATTATGTGTTTTACTCATCAGAAATCCATTTCGATGAGTGTATTATTAGTTATGTTCATTTTCACTAGAGGATTAAGCGGGTCTTTGGTGTCGTAGATACGCAACTGGAGCACCGAAGCCTTTGTGGGTTTGTTGAGCGTCAACTCAACGGGGTACTTGCGAGCGTCGAGCGAAGCATCGCCACGATTGAGTGTGAATGTGGATTGCGGCGAAACGATGTTGTCGCCATCGTAAACGGCACATCTGATTTCACGCTCTTTGCTCTCACCGCTGACCGCCTCGGTCTGTAAGACGGTGAACTTGACACGGCTTGAAGTCATGCGCAAGTTTTGTTCAAGGATGGCCACACCCACGGCTTCGCGTTTCTCCTTGCCGCTCTCTCGGTGAGAAATGATAATCGGTATTATTATTTCCTGCAATGCAGCTCCACCGTGGCAGAACACATAGTCGCCACCCTGTGAGTAGAGTCGGTTCGTACCGACCGGCACTGCCACCATCAGGTCGGCATTATCCATGCCGCTTACCTCGTTGAGAGGGAATTTGGCGATATTGCTCTGCGGCTCATTGCTGTGAGTGATATAGTAGCGAGGCTTGCTCTCCACCATTTCGTCATTCACTGGCTGCTTGTCCTTGTCTTCAAACTTGATGTCATTGAACAAGAAGCCGTGGTCGCTCGTGATGATGACGTTAGTAGCATCAGCCGAGCCATGCAAACTTTTCACGAGACGGAACAATTCATCCACGGCACGCTCGCAACTATCGGTTATTGTCTTTGTAGGCTTATTGCCGTGCGAGCTGTCATCAATCGTATCATGGTAGATGAAAACCAGATTGTCACGGACAAGTTCGCGGTTTTCAGTCTTCCATTGTGCCTCGTTGATGACTTTATAAGTCTTGCAAACCGAATTGGGAATATATTGTTGCAAGTGCTTCTGCCTCGATATGGTGTCGATAAGTACTTCATCATCGACCAGCATCTTTTGCGGTTCAGCAAAATGCAGAGTGCCGTTCGGCAAAAGTGCGTTCTTGCAATAACACGTCTCAGTGGGAAGCATTGACAGAGCCGATTCGATGCTCAACGGGTGCTTCAGTTCCTGCAATCGCTCGGCGAGTTGCGCTGCTACTTCGTAGCGCAGTGCGTCGCTGATGACCACTACCACCTTGCCCGACATCGGCTTGACATACTTCTCGTAAAAGTCCTGTTGGCGAGGGAGCGATACGCGAGCGAAGCCACCGGTAGTTAGCAAGCAGTCAATCCATTCGATGTTGATGTGATTGACCTGCTTGTGGTAGTGGGAGTCGAGTTCTTTCTTGGCTCGATCCAGCGCGTCAATGATTGGCACGGTGGAATCTACGGCATAGAAGCGGCTCACCGCACAGCGGTAGTTGTAGTCGAGCAGATAGAACTCTGAGCAGTAACGGCTCACATACTCGTCGGGAGTGTTGAGCTTCACCGACTTGATGCCCTTTGTGGTATCGTAGTATTGGGCGGTGAATCTTGCGAAACTGACCACTTCCTCAATGACCTCTCGCTCGGTGCACTTGGCTTGCAGGTAGTTCAGGCGGTCGAGAGCGTCTTGCGGCTCGGTCGCCAACTTGTTGTCGATGATGTATTGCAGAATCGCCCATGCCATGCTTGGCGAGAGCGTCCAATATTCAGCGTCCACGCCGTAGGTGTTGACGATTTCACTTTCTCGCACGTAAGCAGCAAGTGTGCGAAGCACATTGCGGAACTTTTCGGCACGTTTAGGTTCAGTGAGTGCCGTTTCAACGATGCGGTTGATGTCCTGGAGTGCAAACGTCTCCTCGATGCGCAGTTGCTTGTAAGGGTCAGTAGGGCTGACAGGAAGCAGCTGCGTGATGGAGTTATATTTAATCTTTTGCACGATAAGGTTCACACGCTCTGCGGTGTTCGTCAGCAAGCCACACTTGAAGGTCTTTTCAAGCTGTGCCACAAGTGCGTTCTTCGCATCGATGTTCTTTTCAAGGCGAGTGAAGAAAGCGTCGCGCTTTTTCTCCTCGCTCTCGTCGGCAAGCAGAATGAGCCGGATGATGATGTTCGTCCAGTCGGCAATCTGTTTGGGCGACTTGTCAAGATACAGCGAGAGGAAGGCTCGGTTTGCCAAGTCGGTGTTGAACGACTTGTCGGCAAAGTGGTGTTCAAGCAGGGTCATCGCCTTGTCGCTCTGCAACTCGGCGATGTGCTTACTGATGTAGTTGGCATATTGCTGTGGAATATGGTACTGCTGCATGAACGCTGCCCAGTCTTTCTCGTGGTATTCCATGTTGGCTTTGAGCAAGTCCATGAGGGGGAAGTCGCATCGTGTTTCAACTGGCGACATTTGGTTGAAGTACAACACCACCTTGTCGTTTGCCCAATCGCGATCGATAAGGTATTTGATGTTGAACCAACCACCTGTGGGAGCCAAGAAGCGGTAGCCGTCGCGCCATTGCGTTTCGGCAAGTTCTTCTCCGTTCACCCCCAGAGGGTCGAAGATGAACAGCACGTGCAGCCTCTCGTTGCGCTCAAAGTAGTTATATATCTTGTCTGCAATCATAGTCACTTGATTTTTGCTAAAATGTCGCCAAACTTGGCATAGTTGACCACAACTCCGTCGTCGAGGTCAAAGTCAATCTGACGATCGGCGACAGGGTGCAAGCGGTCGTGGTATTCCTCGCACTCGGCAAGATCCTTGCGTAGCGTGTCAAGTTTCTTGCGCTCCTGCGTATTGAGCGATGCGGCTCGCTGCTCCATGTCTGCGATGCGCTTGCGCAGGTCTTCCATGTGTGGAAGCAGGTACTTCTGACGCACGCGCTCGGCGGTGTACTTATCCATGCGGTGCATATAGACGAGGCACTGGAAAGCTCCTTTTTTTGATGAGAACAGCCAGTAGATGGGTCTGTTCTGATACATCTTCTTGTGGTCTTTCCAGAAGTCTTTGATGAAGTATTGCTCCAGCGTCTTACCGAGACATTCCTCAATGAAGTTGAGGTTTTCGACTTGTGTAAGTTCGCCAAAAACATGTCGCACGAAGTCTGCCATGCGCAGTTCGGCGTTGTCGCTGAACATACAGTCTTTCGACATCAGCGGAATAATGCCGTCATCGTCGATGACAAATTGCTCGTTGTTATATTCGTAGGGTGCGATTTCTTCGCTTGTCGCGTCGGTATGGGCGATATGAAGCCCCGGCTTGTCGAGGCGGTAACGACCCATCCAGCAACCGACGGCATAGCTGATGAGTTGCTTCATCAGCGCATCGTCATGCCAAACGATTTCGTTGTTCTCAATCGAAATCTCACCTTGTTGAAGTATAGTTACTTCATCAAGCGGCACATCGGGTGTAAGCTCGTCTTGCAAGCCATAGATGTTGATAAACTGACGATTCAGTTCTTCCTCATTGTTGTGCAATCTATGGAAATTGCGTTCCCATTTATTGTGATAAGCCCAGACGCAATGCTCAATTAGATGAGCATTAGTTGGGCATGATGTAGATAATTCTTCTGCTTCTTCTGGGTCTAGCATATCGAGGTCAGCGACGTTGCCGCCGCACCACGATTGCATTTCAAGCAACTCGTTACGCTGGAAATCCCATGAAGTTTCATGAGCATCCCAATCTCCTTTACAAATATGGATATTATTATCAACTAATTTATCAATTTGTGGAGCATTAACTTCTGGAATAGGCAAAGTCGCAATTTGACCAACTTCAAAGTTTAATGTTGGTGATATTACTTTCAAAATGTGCCTTATCGAGTTAGAGTTAACAGCACCAAGATAAAACAATCGCTTATTGTCATCGTATGGGAACAAACTAGTTCCTGCCACATCATATATAAAACCTGAAGGGAAAGCTCTAAATGCGATATTTCCTGCAGTTACTTTAGACCAACTTAAGCTTGGCTTAAAATATGTTGTTGGATTTCTTACAACAGAACCTTTATAAGCTCTAATTTCTTCACCATCATTTTGCCAATTAACAACATAATCTTGATTACCATACCATTTTCTAAATTGACCACCTTTATTGTATGGAAACCATTTTTTGAAAAAATTTTGAGCCGCTGATGCGGCATTTGGGCAACCGAAATAAATTCGGTTGCTGTCGACCTCAAACCATGAGCGGAGGAACCGAGCGTTGTCGGCTGTAGCCAACCCTTGTGTTGGCTTACAGACAGCCGACAACGCTCGGTTCCTTGTAAAGGTTTCGCGAACTGCATCGCTTACCCAATAGCCTATAGGAGAGCCTGTTATCTTTTTAAAATCATTTTGCGATATGATTGCGAATCTACCATTATCCTTTTTGGGGTAAGTATAAGGTACATTTTTATCAGCATCAAGATCTTCTATAGTGAGATAAGAATATGTACCTTTTTTGCCATTGGCTTTAGCATTTTGAATAACAGTCATTGCCGTACCAAAAGCTATACCAATTATATGCCATCCAAAATGCCCTAATGATTGAATATAAACATTATCAATTATATGACGACGGAACGCCTCAAATGAAGATAAAAACATCCAAGATTCCATCGTAATGAATGCCGTTCTGCCGCTCTTGATAGTTTTGTCAATCATCATCTCCATAAAGACGGCGAATAAGTCTTGCTTTCCTTTAGAATAATGTTCATCAACATAATCGCAAAGAGCCTTTTCCATCTTTTTCCTTCCCATATATGGAGGATTTGCGATTAGAGAAGCATATTTTTGGGAAAGAGTTAACAATACGTCGAAATATGGAAGCATTAGTTTCACTTTTGTTGGCAGCTTTTCGCCACTCTCACATTTTTCTTTCCATTCTGCAGTAATCTTGTCGATGGCAAAGCGTGTGCTGTCGCTGATGTCAAACTTCATGATTGAGCCGAGCGAGTCGCAGTTGTTGAAAACGAGTAGCGCGTTGCGCACTTCAATAATGCGGTCTGTGCTTGATGTAACGAGGTATTCTTGGATTGCTCCATCAAGCAATGAGAGATATTCCTTGTACCAACCATCGGGGTCTTCCGTTGGACTGGTTTGTATAGTTCCTAACTTGATAACTGTGAAAGGCAGATTCTCAGGCATATCAAGCACTCGTGGCATGATGTGCGCATCCTTGAAGGAAACATCTTTCTGGCAAGCTTTCAGTAGCAGGGCAAAAGTGGCGAGTTGCTTGGCTCGTGTGTCGATGTCAATGCCAGTGAGATTATATTTGAAAATGTTCTCAATGGCTTCACGGCGATTGTAGCCGTCATTGACATAGAGGTCAAGCAGCAGGTCGAAACATTCGTTGAGAATGTGCCCAGAGCCGCAAGCGAGGTCGCCCACTTTCAGCTCGGTGAGGTCGGTGATTTCCAGTTTCTCCCCTTGTTGGTCGTTCTCTACAAGATATTTCCACTTAGCTTTCAGTTCATCCTCGTAGGGGTTGTTGTCGAGATAGATACGCCCCACGGTGTTTTGCACCATGTATTTCACAATCCAGTTGGGCGTGAAAATCTGGGTGGCGGCAGGTATCTCATCTGGTACATATTTAGTGGTTTTTGCCATCACCTCATCTTTGCGCTCACTGATATAAAACTGATAGAGCCAGCCAATTAGTTCGGGCGACTTGTAATCGTCTTCGTCGATGAAAGGTGTGTTATTCAGACTGTCGAGGAAGCCATTTTCTTCGAGGATGTCGTTAGGAAGAAGCAGCTCGGTGTAGTCAGCTATTTTGCCAAAGCAGCGGTTAATAACCGGCGTGTTGTGGCAGAACGCTGTGATAAGGATGGCAAACTGCTCGGCTGTGCGCATCGGGTCGTTCAGCAATTCACGCAACCTGTCACGGTCAGCCTCCGGCATGGTGGGGAAGTTCCCTGCCTGTGCGTTGGTGAGCAGGATGGGAAGACGCACGCTTTCGCTGCGGTAGTCCAGCACGGGGTCAATCAGACCATTCTTCTGCATGATGCGGATGGCCATCAGTCGGTTGAACCATGTATAGGCAGCTTCCTCTTGCACCTCACGCAAACCTTTGGTGATGATGCGTAAGCGCAGAGCTTGCCACTTGTTAAAGAAGTCTTCTGAGACGGTCTCGCCCATAAATACTGCACCGCCCTCAAATTTTTGAGGCTGTTGCACCGCTTTGCCCTGCTTGTCAAATCCCAGTGCGAGAATGCGGTTCATCACGCCACGCTTCAGCGTGTTGCGTGCCTCGGCAGCAAATGATTTCAGTCGGGTTGTATTCATTTCTTGATAAGGATTTCCTCGTTATTATTTATGTGCTGCATCAGTTGCTCTTTGAGCGCAGCAAGATATAAGTCCACATCACGCTCGCTCTTTAGCGGCTTGGAGATGGCTGTATCAAGCTTGATGACATTTATCTGCTTTGTTTGGGGTTGTGGCTGTGGCTCAGGGCCAGGTCCAGGTTGTGGCTGTGGCTGGGGCTGACGCTTGGCGACCTCTTGGTTGATGCGCTCCACATAGGCGGTGTAGAGGTCGGAAGTGTCTTTTTTGTCGCGCAGCTGATAGAGGCTGCTGACGCCCGACTTGATTTTGAATAGCTCGTTTTCGAGGTCAGGCAGGAAGTTGGCTTCAACTTGTTTGTCGGCAGCGATAGAGCGTATTTGCTCGTAGAGCTGTTCGTAAGAAGTGCGTACCTGCCCCAGCAGTTCGTCACGCTTGGCACCGAGGCGGTTCTTCACCGATTTCATCAATCGGCGATAGTCTTGGAAGTGTGTGAACACTTCAGCATCGGTGGTTATGGCTTTCAATTCGTCGATGTCGGCTTTAGCCTCCTCGCCAAGCAGCTCGAAGTTGCTTTGGTTCGAGGTGACGAATTGCATAATGTCACGATAGCTCTCCAGTTGCTCACGTTGGAACTCCAGAATCTGCTTGCCACGATCAAAGAGCGCGGCGGCTTCGTCACGTTGAGCAATGACGGTTTCAAAGAAAGCGGCGTGCTCACGGATTTCTTTCCAGCCGTTGAAGAAGTCGAGCATACGGTCGATGTCTTCGACAAACGGATATTTGGCGATGATGGCCCGCAAATCCTTGTAGTTGCGCAGCAACGAATTAAGTTCGCTATCTTTATCATCGTGACACATACGGAACAACTCGCGAGCATCGTTGGCAGGTGCTTGCGGCTTGTTGAACACAGCCTTCCAAGCGTCCTTGAACTGTTTGATGGTCTCAGGCGAAATTGTATGAGCCATCTCCAGTGTGAAGCGGTTTTTCTCACGCACAATCTTGTCGGCCACCTCGTCGATGGTGACATTGGGATTGTTGTTGTAGGAGTAAGAGAACTTGTTGCGACGATACAACTCATTGATGATGTCGATGGTGGTAATCTCATTCCAACCATAAGGTGCTTTGGAATAGGTGGAGACCACATCGGCCACGGTGACATCACGGCCACGCAGAATGAAATTCTGAACGCTCTCCTCGGCTTCGCTCAAAGGCTTGATGGCATACTCGTTTGCATCAAGACGACGCTTGATGCGGGCGCGTAAATCTTGCGGCGTTGTCGCCAACCCCTTGCCATCGACAAGGTGTGCCATACTGAACACCGACTTGATGTGTGCTGTGATGGCTGCCTTGTAGCGAGCCTTGCCCTTGATGTCGCCAATGTCGGCTTTGCCCAGAATACGCTGCCCCGAAATGACCGGGCAGTTGTCGAGCATATCGACGAAGCGACGGCGAATTTCGTTCTCAAAAATCGCACGCTCGCGCTGGGCAAACTGTTCCACTGTCTTCCTGCGCTCTGGCGAAAGGTTCGGCTCTTTGGCAAACTTCTGTACTTGGCAGAAGTGATAGAACAAGTTGCCGAACTTCTTGTCATCGGCATATAGCTGCGTGAGGAAGAACACGAGTTTGTTGCTCGGATTGGTAAACGCAAAGCGGTTCAAGTCCGTTTCGGGCGAATTGACAACAAACTCCACCTCGATGTCGGTATTGCCGCTGGCACCGAACATCCGCTTTCCAGAAGTGGAAGCACCCACCGAGACTGAACTTGCTCCGATAGACTCTTTGTTCTGTGGAGCGAAGTAGTTGTTGATGATGGATGCTAACTGCTCTGCCATACTGTTGTTGTCGACCTGCGTGTTCTGAATGAGGCGAGAAACCTGCGTTTCTTCCTCGGTGAAGAACTCGTAGTACTCTGCGCCCTTTTCGGGCTTCACCTCACGAATAACGCTGTTTTCGATGAGATGCTCGATGACACGGCGCACATCGTCTTTCATCGTGGTTTTCGGCGTGTCGATGTCGCGCATGAGCAGGGTGACAATGTTCTCGATGGTTGCAGGGAACTGCTGCTTGTCCTGGTCATCCATGTTGCAGATCATGAACAAGACATTGACCACTCGTTGGGCAAAGTCCTTGTCACGGTCGTACTTGTTGGCGGCTTCCTCGGCATTGCGCCGTGCATTCACACCCGACGGCTGCAACGACGAGCGGAACATATCATTGAAGAACTGGTCAAACGAAATGAATGTACCCATTTCGGCTTGGCTGTTGCTCTTGGCAATGTTATGAGTGATGCGGATAACAGAACGCTCGTTGCCTTTGACCTCTTTGTTCACATAGTTCAGAGCGACAAAGTGCGAGAACACTTTGTTGATGAGTTGCAGCTGATAAGGCACGAATGGGTAGAAGCCGATGAAGCTATCCTTGTCGCGGTAGCCCTCATAGGTGGTGGGCAACTGGAACTGCGTGTCGATGGCACTGGCTGAGCGGTCGTAAAAACGGCCTAGCTCGGTTTCAGCCTCCGGCTTCTTTGCCAAGATACGCTGTTGAGCGATGTATTCGCTCTTGGTGCCTTGCAGCGATGCTTTCACCTCGAAGCGGCCCAAAATCTTTCCGAATTCATCGCTCGTCGAATTGATTTTGCAGTCGTCGAGGATTTCTTTCAGGTCTTGTTGGGCGGTGCAGGCGACCCACACTTGACCTTTGCAGCGGTCGTGCAGTTCCTTGACAATGCTTTGCAGTTGCAGGAGAAGCCGTCCGTCACCATTGATAAACTGGCTTATCTCATCCACGAAGAACACCAAACGATAGTTGGGGTTGTTTTTCGAGTTGATGTATTGGGCTATCTCATCGGCGAAATTATTCACGCTGATTTCGACGGTACGATTGATGATTGCCTGACGTGCAGCGTCCACAGTGAATGTGGGGCAAATGTCATGGGCAAGTTCAAGGGGGATGTCAAGCTCGGTGGCAGCAAGCTCACTGGCATTGGTCTCCCACTCAAAGCCGAACTCATCATAGAGGCGGCGTTTGAACTCGTCAAACTTCCCTTGTTTGTCGAGGTATTTCTCCAGATATTGTGCGAGGTGTATGTTGAACTTGTTGTAGCCGCGCATGGCGTTAAACTCTTTCCACAAAACCTCGGTGATGATGCGTGAACCGTCGGAGTTGGCGTTGTAGGAGGAACCGATGTTGAACATTATCGTTTCGACCTGCGCTTTTTTGCCAAACCAGTCGGTCAAAGCACGAATGTCGCTGGGCACCCAGTTCACATCGTCTTTGAACGCATCATACTGCGCTGCGGCGGTCTCGAAGCGCATCAGCGCGTCTTCGCTATGTGAGGGTGACATGCAATAGTCAAGGTACTTCAAGAAGTGAGACTTACCCGAACCATAGTAGCCGCTAATCCAGATGCCGCTATGACTGCCTGTGTTTGCACGGATGTTAGTCAGTACGGCATAGAGGTTTTTCAGTATGTCTTTGGTAAACACATACTCATCAATCTCGACCTTGACGGTCTCGCTGTCGAGCTGCGTTGCCGAGACAGCAGGATTGACCTTGCGGTTTATATCTTTGAGATAGATGTCTTGTAGTTTCATATAGCTTGGTGTTTGATTATTCGTTTACTAAAAGAATTGAACGATATGAGTGCTGGTCTTGGAGCGTGTCGAACAACACGAATGAGTTGCCGTCGCGATGCCCCGGATAGAAAAGAATGATTTTGTTTTTCTGCGTTTCGTTGAACTCCTCGTACGCTGTGAGGAATTCATTCGACCGCAAATATGGATACATTTTTCCGATACCGCAAACAAAAACATAAGGATGTTGTAAGTGTTGGTTCTCTTCGGACAGTTTTATAATCTTCTCATGCACATACTTTAAAAATTCACGTCGATGCGCATTGTCAGTTAGCATGGTGGCAACGCCTTGCGACTTGCCTTCCTCTTTTTCCTTTTCGAGAACATAATGCAGCTTTGAGCGGTACTTGTTTCCGAAAGGCTGGCTATCGAGATACTCGCAGAAGGTATCGAAAAGGTCAAGCATAATGACATCGATATATGATGTGGGCCGCACAAGATTTTTCTTGAAATCTCGAAGTTGTGCCCGCATCTCATATTCCTTATCAGCAGGGTATTGGTAGATGTAATAGTTGTAGAATAAACTATTATCATTCTCTTGGAACTCCTTGCTGTTGAGTTTGTCGTACAGCTCACGAATTGTCATCGAACTCATAGCAGGTTACTTTTAATATTATCAATTTCATACTGTTGGAGCAGACAAGCCTCCAAAAACCAAGTGTCGCCGCTACGTACATAGTATTCGTAATCGCTATCGTTTAGCAAAAGCGGTGAAAGCACATTGCTTTTCGGGTCAAGCATACCTGCTTGGCGCAATATGGTAAGGTAGGCGCTGATGCACTTGCGGCGTGTCGCGTCGCTCCAACTATTCACAAACTCGTCTTGCCCTGCAATCTCAAAGAACTGCATGTCAAGGTCGGCAGATGTCAATTCTTTAGTTACCGAGAAGAATTTCTGCCTTGTGACATTGAAATGAAAGTCAAAAGCCAGGCGGTAAGTGTTGAGTATTACATATAGCAGAGCTGCCCGTTGTGCCGGCTCGTCAAGAGTGATGTACCACGTCCAGAATGGTCGTGGGACAGCAGCGTATCTGCGTTTGAACTCAGCAACAAATCGTTTCCTCGATGTGAGTGAGTTCACCATAATGAGTTTATTCTGTTCGATTTCTTCCCTCATTAGTTCTTCTGCGTTGGCATCCATGAGCAAGGGCAAACACCTGTTCATTTCATAGAACATAAAGGTGCAACCCGTAAGTGCCGCGCTATAAGGACTGTCAATTACATTTCTTGCCATAGTTTTTAAGCACAAACTCCATCGTAGTGCCAGAAAGCCGACCTAAAGCTTGTATCACTACAATGGAGTCCGTTAAATTTATATGTTATTACTGCCAAGCAGTTAATGGTCTTTACTGGGCGTATAAGATTTGAAAAATCTTATAGTAGAGAATGCAAAGGTACAAAAAAAATTATAATGTAGCCCTTAAAGCCAAAGAAAATACGAGATTTTTTTGCGTTAAGAAAATTGTGCGGCCATTTATAGGGAAAAAAGTGGCTGTGTTGTCATGGATTACATAAAAAGCGTGAGCCAAATTCCAGTGTTGAAGGCCTTAGGACGGTGCCCGCAAAAACAGAATAATGGCCCACGCTATAAAGCGAGCCATTATACCATTCGTTTTTGCTAATTGAAAGTGTCCTAAGTTTTCAACGACTAAACGGCATAATGTCTAATGGATTCCCTCGATGTTTGTCAAACAACGGAGTTTGACACTGCAAAAGTACACATATTTTTTGGATATGAGGTGCTTTGCTGACAAAAAACAATCATCGGAGAGGGTCACCACAATGCAGCACGAGCCGACGGCGGATTTCAAACCCGCAAGGCTCGAGCAATGAGGGATAGAGAATTGGCTCCCAGTTCTCATTGAGATCTGTGTCAATTTCTCCGTGGAAGTTGAAGCATCGGCGGCGGTTGCCGCAAGCGAGTGTGAGCAGCTTGAACTTTTTCAGCTCACCGTTCTCATCCAGGACACAAGAAGCAAGTGTGCCAAAGATGTCGAGAGTAATCTTGCCAACACGAATGATTGTGTTGAACAATCTTTCGTTGACAGGCAATTCCAGTTCTTCGCCCCAGTCCATTGGCTCGGCGAACTCATGAAGGTAGAACACTGGGATAGCATCCAACAAATGCTCAAAGAGGTAATCCTCGTAAGCATTGCTTGGCATGGCAAGCGGATGGTCAAAAATCCGTGGGCGAACCACACGGAACACAGACCCTTCCTGCTCCATGCACCAAAAGGAAGTGGTGGCGTAGGGATGATCAACGACCTCAATCCAGCCGAGGAAAGCGCCATTAGGCAGCATGTCCTCCGAAGGGATGTTGCCGTACACTTGATGGTTGTGGGTTTCCATCAGCCACTCAACGGGCAGCCCGGGTTCAGACACTTGCTCATCCGTCGCATAGACGAAAAAGCGTTGACGGTTCGCGATAGGGTGCGATTTGAGACGCACAGCAGGAATAGCTCCAGTAAGCATGAGAGCGGCGACCTGCTTGGGCAATTTGATTAGATTTTTCATAATCAAAAAACACAAATAGTTAAGTTGTCCTTGGCACTATTGCCAACGACACCATCGATTGAATGGTACGACAACTATCTGTGCGAACCCATCTTATAGTTCACTAAAAGATAGATGATTTGTGGTTTTTGTCGTATTTTATATATGTCTTAATTAGTTGTTTGTATAATGCTGTTAATTAGTTGGTTAAGTTTGTTGGTAATTCTAAGTCAAAGTATATTGACTATTACCACCACGCAAAAATACAAAAAACTATTGAAAATGAAGTAACGAGCTGCTTTATAATGGCAATTATTAGAGAACACCGCTTGAATTGAAGCCGAAAGTGTCACGGTAAGGGAACTTTTCGCACCCGATGTAGAGCGTGTCGAAAGCGTCGGTGCCGTCGGTGCGGTGTTCGAGCAGGTTTTCCTCGTTCTCTGCGAGTTTCTCGCCGCCCTTATCCTTTCGGAAGCCATTGCGCCCACGGACTACTCCTGCCGTTTGAATGGCAAGGATTAGGTCATCGTTGTTTTGGCGGTTGAACATCGGCATGAGCCGTTGTTTGCCGGCAAAGCCCTGGTTGATGAGCAGGTACTTCTCATCATGGCGCATGGGGTTACCGAGGTTGACATCCTCGACCTGCCAGCCGTGCCTCTCGAACTCATGGCACACCACCCAGTGGAAGTCCTGCTCGTTGACGGCATAGTTGCCGCCGAGAGCTGTGCTGTCGTAGTAGTAAACCACGACCTTGCATTGGTGGTGTGCGTAGTAGCGGCAGAAATCATCAATGAGCGCAGGTATCTTGCGCTCGAACTTGGTGTAGAAGGACTTGATCACGTTCAGCCGTCTTTCTGTAGGCTGACCCGCCACAATCCAGTTGATGTTGGCGTTGTAGTCCATCCCGATGCAGATTGGGGCATAAGGGTTCAAGTCCTTGTCGGCCCGGCAGTCGAGTTGGCTTTCACTGAAGTCATAGCCGAGCGAGTCGAGATATTCGAAGTCGCTGGCGTTGTATTTGTGCGCCTCACGCATCGACGAATAGAAACCGTCTTTGGCGATTCCTATTCGTTGGCAAAGAATTGACGTTTGGAAAGTCTTTGGCGTGAGGTCACGTTTCATCTGCTTGATGTACGATTCACCGAGGAGTTGCAGGTTCTCTATCGAGGAGTACTCCTTGTAGTAGACCGCAACAGATCGCATCTTATTGAGATTGGTGTCAAGCTGGCGCAGTTGTCTGCGCAAGTGTTTCGGGATCTCCATGCCAGCGTCATTGAGTTCCCGAATACGCTGCTTGACTTTCCAAATCTCATAGATGGTGCCCTTAATCGTTTCGATAAGGTCAACATCCATCTTATCTTGATAATTGAGAAACCAGCTACCTTTTTGTGTCTGCGGCATATCGCTCAAAATCAGTATTGAGTGATTGAAAGAGTGATGTCCGAAATAGGACTTGATGCCGCCATTGGCAGGGAGCGTCTCATCCTTGAGGCGTTCATAATCGATGAACTTTGCCTCGTCGATGAGGAGCCACGAAAGCGTAAGCGAGTTGGAGCTACCTGCCCGGTCTTGCGAAATGATGATGGCGCAAGAGCCGTTGTAGAAGGTGATGACGTGCTCGTATTCGGCTGGCTCAATGATGGGCTTGCCGAAGGATTTGGGCGGTCGCCGTCCAATCACATAATGCACGCCTTTGATATAACCCCAGCGCTTCCAAGCTGCCAACAAGCCCGGAATGGTGTTCGTCAATCCGTGCTTGTAGGTGGGCACGACGATGCCGCCTGTGGAGCCAGGCATCCGTTGCATATTGCGCAGCACAAACGGCGAGGCGATTGAGTCGGTCTTGCCGGTACGTCGTCCAGCCACGATGACGGTGGTATTGGCCCCGATGAGTTGGGTGAGGCGTTGCGGCGCGTTAAAGTATATCTTCTTCGTCGAATTGTTCGTCATCATAGTGATCATTATCTCCAAATAATGATTTTTCCTCAATGTCAGCTTCTTCAAACTCGATGTCCTCGATGTCAATGTTCTCGGCTTGGTATTTATGGAGCAGTTCTTGAATACGCTCCTGCAAGCGAGGCATCGGCTTGATGCCGAGGACAGAGGGGTCATCAGTGGCTGTGAATGGTTGCACCACAATCAGGTCGTAGGGGACTGCTTGCTCGTCTTCAAGGTCAACACGGTTGAACTTGGCATAAGACGATGCAGCTTTCTCCATCGTTTTCGTGTCCTTGCGTTTCTTCGCCATCTGAAATGTCTCGAGTATCATTTCGTTGTAACGATAGCGATGGAAATCACGGCTTGCTTGCGACAGGTGCGGCAGTATCGCCTTGACAATGGCAAGGTCTGAATAAGCAAGGACTTTGCTGATTGAGAAACGGCTGACAGCATTCTCCACGAACTGACGGTCTTTAGCGTCAGGATTGGAGAGAAACCAGTTGTATTCCTCACGAATACGAAGAACGCGGTCAGCGATAGCATCGGGGTATCGCAACCGCAGTTCGTCTTCAGCCGTAAACAAGTCAGTACGGCAAACCTCGAGTGTGTTGTGCTGGGCCATAGTTACTCATCGTCTTCCATGTCAAGGAGATTGCGGTGAGTGTTCTCGATGGCGAGCGGTGAGCCAACTTGCGCCAGCATCATTTCTTGATGCAGGAGTTTCACTTTCGAAGCGGCTTTGCCTCGTCGATAGTGCTGGCTCACCTCGCTGCATTGGTCAGCGATGTCCTCGCGGAGAACTTCGGCAGGAATGCCGAGAATCACCGCCATGTCCGATATTTTGAGGTAGATTGAAGCGAACTGCTCAATCT